TTTTGTACGTTCGTCTTTATTTAGCTTTTCGTTTTTAGCTAAATCTTCGCGCAGTCTTTCGTATTTGTATGCGTTGGCTTGTAGTTCCTTTTCTACACCGTCCTGCATTAAGCCTAACGTCAAGTCTTGAACTAAACGTGTAGCTGCCAACCTATCCGCTAAAAATTGCTTTTGTGCATCGGCTGCTTTTTTACCTTCGTTAATTACCTCTTGGTTTAACTTGACCTCTTCAACTTTAATATCTTCAGCCTTCTTTTTGTTTTCTGCTACCGTTTCTTTGTATAGTGACGTTTGGTTTAGAAAGTTGTTATCCATAACCTCCAACAATTTGAGGTTATTGTTAATCTCTTCTTGTAGGTATTTATTACGTTCAATTCTTAACGCTAAAGTAGATTTTCCTTCGGCATCCAACAAAGCGATTTTTTGGTCCATCTGACCTAATACCTCTTGACGCTTTTCTTTTTCCTCTTCAAGTGCTTTTGTCGTTTTAGCAAGTGCCTCATCTGCCGCAAATGAAGTCAAACCCATTAAATCTAAAAACCATTTGACCATATCAATCAAAGGTTTGAAAGCTTGGGTTAAAAAGTCGATAAACTTAGTCACGAAACCGAGCCTATCCGCTAACATATACAACCCTGCTACAATAGCAGCAACAGCCGCGGCAATTAAGAAAATAGGATTTATTAAAATCTGCGCTCCCAATTTAAGAAACGCACCGCCAACCGTAGCCAAAGTAGAACCGAGTCCTTTGAGTGAACTTGAAATAGTTTTACTATCTATTTTCCCAAGGTTACCAGCGAACAATTTAGCACTTTCAGAAGCCCCTTCAAAGTCCATGTCCATTAACTGAGACTTCATTAACCCAAAGGCGTTGGAAGTTTGTTCAAAGCGCGAACCCGAAGCGAATATTGCCGCTCGTTCGTTAGCGTCTTTCAGTTTGTCGGAAAGTTCACCCGCTTGTTCGGCAAGTGCCGCCATTTGTTTAGGGTCTGTTGCGTTGGCAAGTTCCCCTTTTAAGGCTTTAAGTTCCGCACGGATTTGTGAAATACCGTTTAGCTTTATATTTATTTCTTGGTCTGCCATTAAATAACCATCATTGTGTTATCGTAGTCACCTCTATTCCCACATCCACCAACTGGTTTGATATCTGAGTCCGTATTTAGGTCACTCGTAAACTCAGGAAACAAAGCCTTATTAGTAAGTAGGTAATTAGTAAGTCTCTTTTCGTAGAAGGCTGCCATTTGTCCGTAGTGGTCCATCACGAAAGCCGTTTCACCTTGCGAAACGTTACTTGAGTAGTCCCCGAACTGCGTTTGAATACCTTTATTTTTAAGTTGGTATGTTAGTCCGAAGGCTGCTTGTTCTGCTGCTCTCCACGCTACAACGGGTTGAATTTTCTCAACTAAAGCCTCTTCGTCGTTGTTTAATGTTTGAGCGTTATACGCACCCAATAGGTACGCATAGAAATAACTTCCGAGTATTGCTTGTACTCGCATATCACTCGCAGGCTTAACGTACGGGAAAACGTCCGTAACGTCAACATTCGCGGTTATTGGTGTGTTTACTTTTAAGTAGTTTTCAGTTACGAAATAAATCATAATGTCGGTGTATTATTTTCGCTTACTGGAGGCAATGCAGCCATAGCACGAATTTCGTTTGGTGTCATATTTTCGAGAACCTTCGCAGCGAGTGTTGGGTTCATAGCGTTGAGCGCATTTATAACCGCTTTACCTTCGTCTTCAACAGCCGTTATCGTTTCGTTTACGATTTGATAGTTGGTTATTTCGATGTGTGTATTTATTCCTACGACTTTAAGAAGTTGGTTAAACACTTCGGCAACCGTTTCGCGCAAAGGAATAATTGTGTTCTTTTCAAAAATTACATACGCTTGTTTAATGTCACTACCTGAACCCAAAGAACCCGTAGTTCTTACCCCTAAAAGTATTGGGTCAATCGTATGAGCGAAACAAATTTGTTCTGTATTTAATTCAGAAACCCCCTTAAACAGTTCATCGTTTGAGTTTGTAGGTACATTCACTAAGTCGGGAAGAGACTCTTTGTTGTTAGCAAAGAAGGCGACAGCTTTGCCCGAATTTTCTGCTCCTTTCAACTTGTTAACCGTGTCTTTAATTAACTGCATCTCTTCAGGTCCTTGCGGTTTCTTAGGAAACATCATAGCAAATGACGGGAAAATACTATTTTGAATGTTCGACTTTTGAAGGTAGCTAAGTTCACCACTCAAAAAGGCGAAGTTTAACGCACTCGTGTACTGTGGAAGTGGGTAATAGTCTTGACCTACACTTTGACCTTCGTAAGCTAGTAAATAACATCCGTCTTTGTGTTCGGGGTGGTAAGGTAAATAAGTCTTTATTTGAAGCCCGTATTCCCAATCCTCATTTACAGCATAAATAGTTTTTGTTTGGTTTATTCTTACCTTCTCAGGGGCTACACGGTACACGTTAAACACCTTCCCAGACTTTAACTCAACGTGAAAGTAGCATCTATCATGTAAAATAATGTCTTTTGTGATAGCTTTAATAGTTCCCTTTAACCCGATTTTCTTACCGAATGAATAAAGTACTACCTTTTCCATGTCCGTGAGTTTAGACTCATCGAATGAATAACCCCCACCGATTGCAGCGTTTGTTTTAAAGTCTACAATAGACCCATGTAACGGACTCATGAAATACATTTGATTCATGTACTGCGGAAACAAATTGTCAAACCCGAAACGAACGTACCCTTGTGTAGTGTAGCGCACGTCTATTCGTGGCAATGACAAGTTACCTTCAGGAACTTTGAGAAACGGTGTACTAAAACTTTGATAGCCCGTATCAACTACTTTAAGACTTTCGTCTTTTTTAAACTTTCCAAATAAACCCATTAGTCATAAATTGAATTTGATACACCTTCGACCACCATACGACCTTCCTCAACTAAAGTTAAACCATTATCATTCGTGTTTGGGTCAACTATAATTGGCACTGGACTTTCGTAAACCCAATATCTATACTGACCTATGCGAAACGTCACGTCTACACCCTCATCCAAAAAGAAAAGATTGTAACGATTAGGATAACTTGAATTGTCCACACCCACCCAATAAATAGGTGCGAGTGTTTGGTCCATCTCCCACACGAATTTAAACAACCAAGTAGGCGCTGTAATTGTCGCACTTTCGGTAAGCGTTAAGGCTATTGTATTGTTTTGGTTTTGTTCAATGTATATCATACTACTTTAATAAGTAACGTAGTGAAAAGTTGGTTAAATAAAAAAGGGGAGTATGAACCCCCCTTAGTTTTTAGTGTTGTGATAATCCTATTAGATAATGTCAGGAATTTCAGCAGCGTCAACTTCAAAAGCAAGGTTTTCGTTTTCAGCTACGAACGTAATTGAATACTTAGACCCGTCAGCTTTCGCCGTTCCCGAACCTTCAGCAACCGCAGTAAGTTGAGCGTTTGGAAAATACCAATACTTTCCGTTTGCGTCACCAACTACAAGTGCCAAGTCGCGTTGACCTTCACCAAGGATTTTAATTGCTTTAGACTTAGCCGCTTCACGACGATGGAAAATCAAAGTAATTGTTTGTGTAATGAAAGACGAACCATTTACAAGGTCAATCGCTGCCTCTTCCGTAAACATTCCCGTGTTACGTCTGAACTCGAAAGGAATGAAAGGGTCTGCAAGTGTACCGAAAGAAGAAATTATCCAGTTAGCCTCAACAATAGTTCCCGTCATGTTGTCCATGTCGTTAATATAAATTGAAGTTATCCCTCCGATATTGTTATCACAGCCTTTTAAAATTGTTTCTATTGTTGTACAAGCCATTTTATTTAGTATTTAAGGTTAAAAAAAAGGGGGCGGTTAAACCCCCTACTGTCTAAATAAATTGATTAGTCGCAGTAAGCGTCACCACCTACCCAAACAATTTGTGTGTCATTTACAGTATAGAAACCTGCTTTGAAGTCTGCACGGGCTCCGATACGACGGTCCAAAGTAGTTTTAGAGAAGTCAACAATTTGTAAGTTGTCAACGTCACCATCAGCATCTAAACAATAGATAAAATTTAAATAATCTGAAAGGATGATTGTGTTTGCAGGAAGACCGTACTCAACAACAACTGGAATATCCAAGTAAGTCAAAGCCAAACCTTCAGTAACGTTTGTTACGTTGTTTTGTGAAGCCGTAGCGATACGATAGTAAGCTGCAACGTCAGGAGAAACTTTGAACTGCATATTTGCAGGGTTAACCAACATTTCAGATGTAGCCAAACCAAGTGCTTGAGCAAAACCGTTTGTAAGAATGTTTGAAGATGTAAACCCACCAACAGGAACTGTACCATTGATATAGTCAGCGTTTCCACACAAACGCTTCAACCAACCGTCACAAAGACCCAAAGCAGTTTCCAAAGCCGTGTCACCTTGCCACATCAACAACGCCAATTCTTGGTGTGCTTTCTTCGCCATTTGACCCCAAAAGAAGTTCATGAAAGACGCAACTGAAAAGTCAGAGTTAGAACCTTTAGCCATTTCCAAAGCCAACCATGATTGCTCCAAGTCGTACTGACAAACTGACGCTTGAGAAGTCAATGCACAAACATCTACTTCAACTGCGCTAAGGTCAGCATCTTGAGCCGAAAAATTACATCCAGCTTCAGCAAGAACTTTGTCAAATACAACCGTAGCGATTTTTGTTTTGTTTTTAATACCCGGAAGAACTCGGTAGTTAGTTACCGCATTTTCCATTCCGTAAAGTAGTGAATAGTATTCACTTGGGTTTGCTTGAAGTAACGCGCTCGCGTCAACTGTCAAATCGAATTTGTACTTTTTAGCCATCTTTATTTTTTTAAGAAGTCAATTACTTGGTTAAACTTTTGTGCCGCTGTCATTTTGATTTCTTCAACGGGTGCGACTTCTTCCGTTTCAGTTAGTTCATTCTTTAGGTCTGCAATGACTTGCAAAAGTTCGCTAACTCGCTGCTCTAAAACAGGGTTAACAATTGCAAGGATAGCTTCGGCATCCGCTGCAGGGTCAATAGCCGCTTCAACTTCTTCGACAACTGTCTCTTCTTCGACAACTACCTCTTCGTTTGATGCTTCCATTTCTACTTCTGTAGATGCTTCAACTTCCATTGCTACCTCTTCGGCTTGTGGCTCTTGAACTTCTACGACTACACCGTCTTTAATGACAATGACTGTTCCGTCCTCGAGCGTGTGTTTTCCGTCTGGTAACATACTATTTGTTTTTATTTGGTTGCTTAATTTAAGACCTAAAAATCCTTCGATGCTAAATCCTACTTGACCTGCTTCGACTAACTTGTTATAATAGTCCGTGTCCGTGATTTGTGCCGTGACCATTAACGTTCCTTTAGGTACCTCAATACCAAAAGTGCTTTTCGCTTTGTCCGCTTCAGGGTTGTCAACTAACCACGCTTCGAGAATATACGCAGGGACTATTTTGTCGCCTTCGTGTTCAAGGTTAAACAAGTTGCGGTTGTTTAAGTTAAGCATAAATTCCTTAAAGATTGTATCAATCTCATCTTTTGAGAATTGTACATAATACTCGCCCATGTCATCATCGTTACGATAAATGTCCATTGGTATCATGGCGGGCGCAGTAATACGATATTTTTTCTCGTCTGCAAAGTGGCTTTTTGCTTGGGACTTAAACGCGACACCCTTAACCAATACGGCAGGGTTTGCGGTGAACGCAATAGCGTCAACTCCAAGCGGTTCAGTGCCGTCGTTATACGCTTCGTCTATTGTGATTTTGTAAGTCGGTAGTCCTTCCATTACCTACATAAGTAACACATTATTTTTTTGGTTAATTTTTCAACATAATTTTTATACCTTTGATTAAAATCTAAGCAATGATACAAATATTCGGTACTGAAATACCTAACCAACTAAACGAACTAACCGTTGAACAGTTTGACCACCTCAACAAAATTGAGAATAACATCGAATTAGACACCATTGAAAAGTGGATTGAAAAGTTTATCTACTTGGGTGTCCCTGATAAGGCGTTTGACAAAATGGAACTCGAAGAGTTTACAAATTATATCAAAGAGTTTAACAAGTCAGACCTACCAAGTACGGAAAAGGTGACGCAAATTGTCATTGATAAATACACTTATGAAGCAAACGAGACCATCGGAGTAAAAGACTTGGGAATGATTGAGAAAATATACCGAGGACAAGACGACAACTTTTGCGCTCAAACGTTAGCTATACTTTTTAAGCGTACTGACCTCACTCGAACCGAACATTATGCACCTGCGCACCTTAAATTCAAGGTGAACTTAATGAAAAAACAAAACGCTGAAATTGCCTTTCCTTATATCATGGAAATCCTATCTAAAATCACTAAGATAGCTGAAAAGAAAGTTGACGAAGTTAAAGATGAAGTAACAGAATAAGGGTGAATTTACCACGAAATTGGAACGAAGTTAGGGTTAGTCAATGGGTGGAACTTAGCACCATTGACCCGACCGAATTTAACAGCGTATTCCTGCAAACTATTGAGGCACTTTCCATACTTTCCGATACAGACCCCGAAGAGTTGGAAGACCTCGACCCCGAAGAACTGATTGACCTTGCCAGTCAGGTATCTTTTATTAAGCGTGAGCCGTCTAATAAGCCTAAACAAGCCGTGAAAGGTTTTATGTTAAAGCCGTTGGACGCGCTTACCTTAGGGGAGTTCATAGACCTTGAGTATTATATTAGTCAAACCACCGAGAATTTCACCCTTTTGCTTAGTATATTATACAAGCGATGGAAACGTGACGAGTGGGGCAACCTTGTTTTTGAACCTTACGTGTATAAACTTAATGAACGTACCGACCTATTTAACGAAGTCAGTATAAACGAAGTCTTTGGTGCGGTAAACAATTACGTTAACTATTCAAACGACTTTAAACAACGTTACGAGAACCTATTTAACCCAGTCATTGAACAAGACGAAGAGGTCGAATTTGACGCGGAAGATTTGAAAGCCGAAGCCGAAGAAAAGGTGTTTACAAAATGGTCATGGGAAAAACTACTTTACGACATCGCCAACGAAGACCTTACCAAAATAAACGCAGTTACCGACTTGCCTTTAGTGTTCGTGTTTAATATGCTTTCAATGGTTGAAGAACTACAACTAAACAAGGCGTAGTTACCAATTCCACCAATTTTTATCGTACTCGTACGTTCCGTCCCAATTCTTCTTTCCATCTGAACCGAACAAGTTGTAAGTAATTTCTAACTTAATGTTGTCAGGTGTTACGTTAATCGTTGCTACGTCTAAAATTGGATAGTTTTCCTGCATCCATTCTAAGTATTCACCAACTGCATCTGAAATAAACTGCTGACCTAATGAAGACTCAATAGCTTTTTGTGTAATAAAGTAAGGTCTAATTTCACCGCCGTTTGTCAACTTAGCACCCTTATCTAAAAACATGTAATAAAAGATTGCGTTGATTGTAACATAAAGTTTATTGAGGTCACCACTTGCCGCCGATATACGGATTGAATCGTGCATCGTTCCCGTGCCTTCACCCGACTCATTAAAACCTATACTCATTATTGTTTGTTGTATGGCTTTTTGTAGCTTATAACGGGTTTTGTATTTTATCTTGAATGAGCCTTTCATAACCTTTTAAGTAATTCGTGTTTATGTTGGTTAAATAATTACCCACTTGCCCGAAGCGTGACAAATTAACGTGAGACTGTCATAAGGTAAAATAGTTATACTTGACGCTGACCCGTCAATCGTTGCGGACGTTGGAAACAATACCGTGTTAAACGCTGTTGACTTAATCACTACAACCTTACCAATAGTTTCCGCAGGTGGAAGGTAGACGTTAATAGCACTTGGTGGTGTACATACAACACAATAGTCTTCGTTGGTCATATAGTAGTTTACACTTGCGTCAATGACATTAAAAGCCATCGAACCCGTTACGCTAAGGCTTGCAATTTTTGCAACATCTGCGCTAAGTTTTTCCGTAGCTATTCCCGTTTGGTCAAGTATCTTATTGTTACCTACAATGATTCCATTAACACCCGGTTGAATTACGTTACCTTGTCCGTAAATTGCACTCGTTGAAGTTCCTGGAATAACGTTCCCCGTAAATTGATTGTCCCAATGAATACTGCCCGTGTGACTTGACAAGTCGCCTACCGTTGTCGGAGTAACCGAACCCTTCGCAAATGGGGCTAAGTCTATTTCGGTGTCCACACTCATTAACTCCACCTTAGTAAGCATTTGAGCGTTGCAGTTATAATCGATTACTTTGTTAATCGTCCACCAACTATTGTCTATTCGTATCTTGTCGTTTAACTTTAGTTTTTGTATATCGTCTTCGCGTAGGTCAAAGTAAGCCGTTAGCATCTTACCTACGTTTATCTGATTAACAGTACGTCGCCAATATAAGTTGTATAAGTTGTTATTTGTGACGTTGTAACCCTCATAAAACATGTAGTCGGGTTGTGCAAATAAAATATCGAATGTCGGGTTAATTGGGTCGTCCCAATGGTGTAAAATTGGGTAGGTCGTTACGTTGTCTTCACCCGTCGTTCCATAGTTGTAAATGTTATAAGAGTCACACGTACCTACACCGCAGTCGTGTAATATTCTTATATTAGTTTTCGGTTGCCCTGAAAGCAAAGGTAAGTAAGCGTTGAACGTGCTTAGTCCTATTGGCGTAGGTGAGAATGTAATTTCTTTTGTGTCAACTCCCTTTACGTACTCACTATTGAATATAAATTCTAACTGCCCGTAGATTTCTTTCGTAGCCTCAAAGTAGATTTTGTTCGGGTCGTCGCTGTCGTTCTTATACGTGAGAATAAGTTTCTTTGCGCTCAACTCGGGTAAGAATTGTAACGCTTGGTCTTTGTCCTTTGCTAACTTATACGTCCAGTCTACCTCTTGCCCTTGGTCATAATAATCGTCACGGTGTTTAAGCACTAAGTTGTTAGCTACGTCGGGGTCTTGTTCCGTGTAAAGGTTATACATCGTAAACAATGACTTAATAAAATCGGCTTGTTTAACCTTATTAGGTACCGCATTGTTCATGTCGATGACCGCACCATAACCGAGAATGTTTGACGAAGGTAGAACGCGAACATCAATAGAATTGTAAACCATTTCTACATCAATAGATACGGGCGAACCTCCAACGGCTGCATTCATCCATAACAAAGCGTTACTTGTAGGAATAACATAAGCACCTGCAAAAAGTGTGATTAAATCTGTAGTTATTAAACCACCTCCTAAAATTGTATAAGTATATTGAACAGTGCCTATTGTAGTGGTTCCAGTTCCTAACGTGTCACCTTCAAACTGAAAAGCGTTTGGTCCAGTTGGCGAAGAACTTGAGTAAGGTATTCCGTTTTTTTCTAGGTGAAATAAAGGTCGGTAAGAAAAAGACTCAGTTACAAAACTTCCTGCCGTGTCAACAAGGTACGCGGTACTTCCCGTTGAGTTGACCAAGTTAATATCTACGTTAACCGTAAATTGAAAACTAATATTTTCAGCGCCTTGTAAGTTTAACGGTACGTCGTATTCACCCAAACTTGGGTCAAAGATACCTTGCGCATCTGTGACCTCAGTCCAACCCGTAAGAGGTTGCCAAAATGAAGTATGAGCGTTGGTAAGTGTCGCCGTGTTTGTAGCGTCCACTAAGTAATCGTTATAATCTATAAGAGATTTCTCCCCATTGAAAGGAATAATCAACTTGTCGAAGTGCGCAGCCGTTAACGTGGACCAAGTGTAACTAAAACCAGCTTGCGCAAAGATACGGTCGAAGTAAGTCTTCGCGTAGATAGCAGGCTTCATATCCTGCAAAAGATATTCGTTTGAGTCCTTAAAGGGTAGGAGGTATTTGTACCCATCCCCTTGCGTGTTAACGAATGAGTTAACTACATTGATTGCACGGTATTCGTGGTTAAGGTCCGTAAAGTCTAAGTCGGTAAGTTCTTTGTTGCCTAACTTAGTAAAGAAGTCTGAACTTTCGTCTTTTACTAAAACCTCGTATTCAACTTCGTTTTCGTAGTCCGCAGTCGTTTGTACTTTGTTCACCGCGATAAGTTGAAGGTAGCCACTTTCTAAAACTGGAAGTCCGTTTTGAATTACGCTACATCGAGTTAAGGTGTTTATGTTAAACGTTCCTGCTTGAATGTTTACATCGTAATAGTGGTTTAATAAATTGTGATTGTTAGCCGTGCCCGTTAGCGTGATTGTCTTACTAAAAGCCCCCGAACGTTTACTCACGTCACGAATATCCGCTACACCAAAATTAAGGGGGAAGGCAGTACCCTCCTTAACGTCAAGGTAGCCCGTCTCAAGTTGTATTTGTACACTCATATATTAACCTTGTCTTGGTTCGCTAACTTCACGTTAACCGTCTTTTTAATTAAGTTCTTATTCTTTTGTCGCTCAACCTCGAACGCTGTTTCTTGAACTACACACGCTAAGTATTGCCCGCCGTCCCAAAGGTAAACCACGGGCGACGTTATGAGTTCCTGAAAGTACACCGCCATTTCTTCGCTCATCCAATTACTATTTAGTTGGAGGTTCTTTTCAACCGTACTTGAATAAGTAGTCATACCCCTTTCGTAACTTGTGTAAGTCCACTCAGTACCGCCAACTTTGCCCTCAACCGTCTTGTTAAAGGACTGCTTTGTACTCGTTCCAGTTTCGTAAGTCCTAAGTTGAAAAGCAAACGAACCCCAAGAACCCATCCTATCTAAGAACACTAAATAGTAGTCATTGATTGCGCAGCGTTGGTCTATGTTAAACGTGTAAGTTAATGAGTCAGTTGGTGCTGTGCCGTCAGTAAAATAAAACTCATAAAATGTAGTGTCGGACTTAATCAACGGAAGCGTGCCACTTATAATTGTCAAGTTAAGGTTCGGACTTGCTACGCATAACTGAGTAGTTATTTCGGTGTTCGTCACGTCATAATAGAATGAGTCCCCGTTTGAGTTGTTAAATATCATTCGACCCGTCACCCCGTTGTTAAATCCATTGAACCACATTTCTTGGTTTGGTGTTATGGTTATGTCACGGTAAGGACAAGACGTCAAAAATAAAGCGTATGGATTGTCAAGTAAATAATTAAAATATGAATACGCGTTCCAAGTTAACCATGACTTCGCGCCGTTAAATACCCACTTGTCTAAAGTCGTATCAATGTCTCTAATAATCGTCTTTCGGTTGTCCGCATATTTAACCGTCCCGTTTTCCGTTGCGTCAACCACGTTCGACCATGCCGCGTTAATAGTAAAGTCAGTTGTACCCGTCACGGCAATTACAGTCCATAAGCCACTAATTAAAGTATTTGTCCCTGCGTCAACTACGACTTGGTCACCTACTAAAAACGTGTGCGCGACTGTTGGTGTTATCTTTACGTTGCCTGAATTGTTCGTGAGGTTCGCCGTGTAGTTAAATGTCACAATGTACTCTTCGCCTACCTTAACATCGTAGTTAAAGCGTGAAGTCGGTGTGTCAATCTCTGAGGTGTTAGTTGGTTGAAAGTCGGGACCAACTTTAGCACCTAACAATTTACTCAAGTCAACTTCGCCGTAACCCGTCCCGAAGGTAGGAAGTACCCTGTACTCAGCGACCTTGTTAG